CTAATAAGCTAAGTTCTGTTATTCTTTCTAAATTTACAATCTCACCATTTGTCAATCTGTACATCACTCCGAACCATCCCCACTTTTCGGCAAAGGATTCACTTGCAATTCCTTCCCTATCTTGTTCAGACGTTCCATCAAAAATGATGGCAAAATCTTTGACAATTCTTTCCCTAAATTCCAAAAAAAAACTAGCGCACTTTGTACTTGTTCTGCTTTCATCTTTTTAAATTCTTCTGCTCTAATACTTATATTGCCATCATAGGCTGCAATCGTATAAACTCCATTGTCTCCTTTCTCTGTTATTGGTCTGTAAAGAATTGCCATTACTTCAGGCATATTATTCTCTATTCCGTTCTTTATTATAGTTTCCAAATCGGCATACTCACCTAAGGTAATTTCATCTAAACTTGGATGAAAGCCGTACTCTTTACCGCCTACTTCTATTATCCTTTTTAACTTACTATCTTGTTGCGTTTGCAACTCTGCCATCTTAGACATTATAACTGCTACATCTTGTATGCCTAATTCTTTAACTAACTGTTTAGGTATATTTGACAAAGCTGTTATTGTTTCTAACGCTTCTTTGCTTTTACTATCTGTTTCTACATCAATAAGTTTTAACCACTTTTCTAATGTAACTTCTGACCACTTACTTATTAAATTGTACTGCTTAGTCTTTCCTGCCTTCTTAATTTTTACTTTCATAGTATCGTATATTATATAATAGAAAAGTCCATTATTTAGTTTAAAATGTTACCTTTACCCTGTTTTCATACTTGTGGGGGATTGCGACTTAGGTCGCTTTTCCTTTTTATTGCACATAATACTTACCTGCATTAGGATTGTCTAAATGGTATATTATGTTATATCTAATTCCGTCTATTGCGTGGTTGTAGTTATCTACATACAGCTTAGAACCTTTATCTGCATAGCAATAATTGTTTAACTCTTTAGCTATGTTAGTGCTTTCAGGTGTTACTATTAATTCATAATCTTGCATTCTAGTTATACCGCTTTCAATAGTTCCTTTTTTAACCGCTCTTATGTTTACTCCTAAATGCTTTAAATCGGCTATTAGTCTAGGTTCTGCACTATCAGCTATTATAAGTTTATCATCTACTTTGTCTAAAACAATCTTTGCTAACTCTTGACTTTTTAAACCATTCCTGTATATGTGTTCTTTTAAGTATATCTTCTTATGCTTCTTATCAATAGCAACTTCAGTAAGACTGTCAGGGTCTATAGAAAATCCAAAATCCATACCACAAGAAGTCTGTAAGTTATCAGGATTAAATTCTCCAATACTCCAATTCTCAAATACTACACCTTCAGCTTTGTCTAGCCATTGACCTAAAAGCTGTTGAGTGTACTTCTTATAATTATTATGCTTAATAGCTTCTACACGCGATAGGAAGCTCTCAGATAGATTATCTTTATTATCTAGGTAGGTACTATGTATATAACATACATTGTCTTTAACGCCATTAAAACCTGCTTCAATTCCTTTTCCCTGAAAGAACCTTTCATAAATCCAATTGTCTTTAGTAACAGGATTCAAGACAAGTATAATTCTATTCTGTACATTCTTTTCTCTTATACTTAGGTCAATAGTGTCAAAGATGTTTTCATCTATTAATTCTTCTGCTTCATCAAGTACCCAAGTAGATACACCTGTTAGTGATTTAAGTGAAGCCGTTTGATTTCCTGCTGAAGTCTTAATACCTCTAAATAGAATGTCAGACTTATTCTTTAAGTTTACAACCTCTGACTTGTTTACACTAAATACATTTTCATAGCCTAATAGACTTATCTTTTCTAAGAACTCAGGTATAATTGAAAGACGTGCTGATGTCATAGTATATCTTGTGAACAATATTCTAATACCTTCAGACATAGTAAGTAGCGTTAGAAAGACTGTAACAGCAAAAGACTTACCTGAACCCCTACCACCTGTTATAATAAAGTATCTAGCCTTAGAATCAAATAAGGGATTGTATTTTTTACTCAGTATCAGTTTCGATAAATGTTATTAATGGTAAGTTAAGAGGTTCATCACCTGAAGTTAAATCTACTCTATTGGTTTCATTCATACCTAGTATGTTTTTAGCTGCGTGTATTACAACTGAAGGTACTTTATCTTTTATACATTCATAGAATTTAGACTTAACAAAATCCTGAGCTATTAATTCTACATCTTTTACTTTCTGAGCAAAGTCTTCATCTTCTTTTAACCACTTGTAGTAGTTTGTTCTTGATAGGTCGCAAGACTTTAAAGCTGTTGTTACTATCCCTAGACTTCCCTCTAGTGCTTTCAGCATTTGCTTCTTTGCGATTTGTGTTCTATTTTGTTCCATTTTTAAATGTTATGTTAGAGCGTGATGGTGGAATTGCACCCCTTCTTTGACTTGGAATAGTCAATGCATTACTGTATATGCTAATCACGCATTTTGTCTTTCTTTTAATGTTATCTTTTCTCCCTTATACATACCTGCACCTATTTTATCTATTTCACTAAAAGGTATAATTGGCTTTGTTAAATTCCTTTCCATTTTCTTATCAATAAAATAAATATACTTTAACTGATAGCCATCATACGCTTTCCATTTTCTAAATTCACTACTCATTTTTAAATGATGAGCTTGGATAACGTGCATAGGTTTTTTAGTTACAGGATTTATTCTTAGTGCAGTATTCTCTACAATACCTACTAATTTAAAACCACTTGCCCTGTAAATTGTTCCATCTCCGCATTGTGTTCCATCTGCAAAACTAATTACCCATTTTATATGAGGTGCGTTTTTCTTTATTAACTTCATACTAATTGCTATACATCTGCTTTCACTATACTTAGGCAAAAAGTCATCAAAAGCCATTCTATTTAATTCTATAAATTCATTCCAACCCGTTCCCTCTACTAAGTTAATTGTGCCTTTCTTATTTATACTAGGTCCGAAACTCATTACTCCGTGCAATCGTTTATCTAAAAAGCAGCCAAAATGTAAAGTGCTATTAGGAACAACCTTTCCTGAGTAGTGCTGCTTCTTTACAAAAGCATTAGCCACCTTACTTGTTAATACTTTAACTCTTATTTCTTTTGCTCTTCCCATTTTATTAGTGGAGGTGTGCAGGTTCGAACTGCATAAAACCCCTATTGGTCACCCCCTATTATCCATTCTTGATTTTTTCTAAACACCTGACTATCTTTAGGATATTCCATACATTTTTTTTCTAAGTAACTTCTTATTCCTTTATTTAGTGGATAAATATACAAATATCTAAAGGAGTTGATTATGTTCCCTGCACCAAATAAATACTCACCTACTTTTTGGCTTCCTAATTTTACAACTTCTCTAGGTACTCTACCGAAACGCATTGGTGATATTATGTTTTTGTATTCACCTTTTACTGTATGGTAAAAATCATTACATACTTCTTTCCCAAAATACAACCAACTACTAGCCTGATAAACAATACCGCAATCATTCTTACATCCCCCTGCGTGTGTTATTAGTAGTTTCACTTTAGTATTGTCTTTGAATAGTTTATAGATTTTTCCTAATACATAACTTTCTGCATTATGTCCTAAAACATCTGATAGGTTCATTCTTTGCATTTCGATAAATTCATTCTCATTAATTTTAGGAACTATCTTTTTTACTTTTTGCTCGGTGCTAGGACTTAGTCCAAATGTTATAACACCTCTTAATAATTTATTATAGAAAACTCCAAAACAAACTTTCGGTATTGGAAAAGTTTTCATATAATGATTTTCAATAGTATATCTTTTTGCTGTTTTACTATCTATAATCTTTACTGTTATGTCTTTTAGCTGTTCGTTTTTCTCCATTCAGTTATTAATAAATATAAAGCGTTTCCATTACTATTTTCATTCCCAAATGTTTCTATATACTTATATTCTTCAGTATGTTTTATTTCTTGTACTGCTTCTTTTATTATATTACTCTGCTCACTACTTAGTGTGTATGTTATTTGTTCTAAATTTCCTTTCTCTCCATCAGGTAAACTAAACTCATCACTTGTTTCAATATCATCTTCATTCTGCCATAAATCTAAACCAAAGTCATTAAGTTGAACGCTATCCCATTCATTAGCTAACATATCATACTCCCATTCTCCTGCACTAACATTATCTTTTATTGTTATCTCATTACAATATTCTAAATAAGTTTTTGTTTCTCTTTCTTCAGCTAGTGCAATATTATTCATTTCATCACAGTCAGCTTGAGTAAACATATCAGTCCAAATTTCTTTTCTATTCAAGTGGTGGTGAGCTTTCAATCTCATATTTCCTCCTATTACCATAAAGTCCTCATCAAGTATAATAGGTCTTAATTTCATAAATGCAGGAATACTGATGATACTATTGACTAGCTTTTTAAATTTATCATTTTTAATAAGTCTAGGATTGAGAGGGTTTCCCTTTACTTTGTATATCTTAAGTTGTTGTCGCATAGTATATAATAGAATTTGTTGTTATTTATTTAGTAGTCTTCATTTATTCCTCTTTCACCTAATAGCTTTTCTTTAGCACCTTCCCAAAGTTTATCACCTTTTCTACTTAGTGTTTCTTCAGTTCTTATCAGACTAGGAAAACCGTCAAAGTCTTTTTCAATTTCTTGCATCCATTCCTTACACTTTTTACAATACGCTTCTTGTGTTCTTACCTTACCATCTATTACTTTAATGGTAGCCTTCTGAAGCTCTATAGTTTCATCACAAGTATTGCAAATGTATTTTATCATTTCTTTAGTTTTTCTTTATTTAATTTTTCTATTATCTCACTATCTGTATGCACGTATCTACTACCGTCATAAGTTTGTGGATTGAATAAAGACTTAATCTCTTTTATCCTATCGTTATTATCATAGTAAACTACCCACCCTCTAGCTATGCCTTTGCTATCTACACAATTAAGTGTGCGTTCAATCGCCTTTATAGTATTCATAATATAGTTTTTTAATACCATCAAAACAAGCTGATAAACAAGAACCACAATTAGTTCCTGTTTTATAGTTGCTGCCTGATATTGTATTCCATAATTCAATCATTTTCTTTTTAGCTGCTATGTCTTTTGCCCTTCCTGTTTTTAAGTCTTTCCATAAGTCTAGTATTTCTTCTACTATTTCTTTAGGCAGTTCATCAGGTGCTTTCATTTCAGTAGTCTTACTCCAATACTTCTGCGGACATTCCATTGGTGCTATTCGTGCTTTGACTTTCATAAAGCAAAGGCATCTTTTACATTGTCCTAAAGGCTTTGAATAATAAACACATTCCTTACAGATAGCTATTCTATCTTCATAAACTTTATTAGGTACAAAAAATTTATTCAAAATAATTCTTTTTGTATAAGGGGTTTATAACTTGCATCATATCTTTTATTTATTCCTTTTGGATAGGGTAAGGGTGTAAGTTTCATATTAGATAATATTTCTTTTTTCTCTTTCTTATTAGCTGAAACAAATACATATCTATTTTTAGGCAATATCTCTACTTTTTTTAATTCTAACTTCTTTATTATTTCTTTTACATCTGCAACCCATTCAAAGTCTAGCATTATGTTATCATACTTATTATCTAAATTTAGTATTTTTTTTAATCTTTTCCAATCATCAATATTTGCAAAACTAAACCCACCATCAGTCCTGAACCAATGGGCAGCAGTATCTTTATAGCCAAATATTTCATCTAATTTTTTAGCAGTACATTCTCCCTTATTATCTCTAAGGTAGTTAGCTATCTCAATTTTATCAATTTTATCTTCATTTAATCTTCTTTTGATTAGTGAAACATTTAGTCTATTATTTTTCTGATAGTGTCCTAAGTTTCTAAAATGAAACTCTTTGCCGTCTTTGTCTATATACATACTGTCATTTGAAGTTTGTCCTGTATATATGAAATTAGTTGCTTGATATATATATCCACTATGATTCATATTATTGTCAGCAAATGATACTATAATTTTTGGCTTTGGTATTTTATTGATGCTGCAACTTACAAAATAACTTAAAGCGTTTTTATCTAATCCATCATTTGCAACCAACCTGTTTAATTCTAAAACTATGCTTTTATTTTTTTCTCCACCTATTGAAGCTGCCAATGTTGAGCTTGGTGGCATTCCAAAAGTAATAACTCCCACTAAGATATTGTCTTTAAACAATCCAAAACAAAAGGATATACTAGGAGTTCTTTTTGCATAGTGTTTATATAATAGCCATTCTTTGCATAATTCTTTTTTAATTGACTTAATTGTATATATATCTTTTACGCTCATTAGTTATCTTCATTTAATTCTTTTTTAAGTATTGCTCTAACTTTGTCTATTGTAGTGAATAAGCTGTTACGACTTATGCCTGTTTTCTTTGCGAGTGAATCGAGCGTATTGCCCTCATAATACAACTCAAATATTTTCTTATCGTACCAATACAAGCCGTCTAACACTTTGTCAATTTCTTCTAGCTTTGTCCATTGGTAATTATCTACTTCTTCATTAGGAAGATTTGATATATTTTTATTATTAGCAACATTATGCGCAACTTCATCATTACTAAAAGTTTTACTGCAATTATAGCTAAAGCCGTCAATATGTGTGTAGTATTTCTTGTACTGATAATAAAAAGGACTTCTTGTACTTGTTAAAGCACGTCTTAAAACTACTGCACCATATCTTATAATTCCTTCAGTTCTGTCTTTTTCCCAAATTGTCTTTAATGTTTCAGGATTCATCTGCATAAAATAAATCATCAACTCCTGCACCGCATCATCAATAGCTACTTTGTCTTTTGTAAGTCCATAGCACATAGTCCTGAACTTAGAACTTAGCTTTGATATTTCTACATATATATCAGTCATTAATCGGTTCTAGTTGTTCTATCTTATCCACTACTTCGTGTACCATTTCAGTAAGTATTAAACGATACGACCTAACTAATGCTGAATTTCTTTTAGTTTCTATTGCAGCTAAATATCCATTGGTCATAACTGAAATATTTATAGGTAATATCATTACCCAATCGTGCCAATTATCTTCTTTTACTCCACTTCCGTAGTTGTTGTGGTAATCAATTACTATGTCAAAAATATCCAAGTAGTTGTTAAATCTTGTTTCATTTGATAAGTCTTTAACGAACTCTTTTGTCATAGTCATATAATCCTTTATGATTATTTCGTGCTGCTTACTTGCATATATTGGTTTTCTCATACGCAAACTTAAAATAAAAGTTTACTCAATTCCTTTTTCTTTTTTTAATTTATCAACAAGTGATTTGTAATAACCAATTCTACTTGTATAATCTAACCTAGAATAGTTAATTATTGTTCTTGCCTTATATTCTAACTCTACTGCTTTTCCATCTCCATACTTAGCATCTAAATTTAAAGCAAACTTAAACTGCTCACCGCTGCGAAACATATTACAAGCGACACATTGTGGAGCGCAATTATGCTCATCAAATCTTGTTGCTAAAAAACGTCTACTTTGAAAATGTCCACATTGTATTCCTGACTTATAATACTTTATTACACCACAAGTGAAGCATTGTACCGTACCTTCATCAGTTGCAGAACGCAACCGAATGTATAAACTGAACCATTTGTCTAGTTCTTTTTTTAGTTTACTAATTGTCTTTTTCAATTCTTATTAAGTTTTTTACTAATACCTTTATAAGCATTTCTTGGTCATAGGTACTACCTATTCTTTCTGTACGCCCACCATAATAGAAAATTCCTTTAAGATTATTTATTCGTTCATATACTATACCATCATTAAAAGCCCATATTATTACAACAGGTTTTCCACTATGAACTTGAAGCTTTTGCGCTCTTACCATTTTACGCATAGAAACTATTACATCATACGCTTTTTCTATACTTTTATGAACTCCCTTTACTTCTGCAAATCCTGTTATCTTTCCTTTGTTGTATAGTACAGCATCAATATGTGCATACTCAGGATGTTTTGCAAATGTTAATTCAAAATGTTTACAGAAAGTTTTAAGAGTTTCGATTTCTCTTTTCTTATTTTCTTTTCTTTCAAATTTCATATGCATCATAATTGGTCTTCAAACTTAGTACAAAAATATGCTTCTAATATACAAACTACAATAATTAATAACCAAATGAGTGTTAGTATCTTCATTTCAATAGTTTTAAAGGTTCTTGATAGTACGTAACTTCTTTAGGGTTTTGTTTTAGCGTTTCCACATTATATGTAGCTACATCTATTCTTTCCTTTTTATGAGTCCAAATCCATTTATAAAAATTTCTTATAGTTAAGAATGGTTCATCTTTTCCAAATCTTATAGCTTCTCTAAAGGCATCTTCAACTTGATTGAAAGTTATATTGCCCCATCTTTTTTCCCTGATTAAATCAGCAGCAAATATTTTACTCAAACTTGCTATTGTTTTCCCATCAGTATTAAAACCTATCGAAATTTTTGTTTCAGTAATCAGGTCATAAACTTTAGGAATAAGGTCATCTAAATTTTCTTGTTGTAATGGTTTCATAAGTATTCTTTTCCTTTTAAGTATTCATTTAATTGCATATCTATTTTAGACATTGTTTGTGGCTTCTTTTTTTCCCTGCGTTCCCAAGTTCTTACAGAAGCTTTCCAATCCTTCATTTTATTGTTACCTATTAACCAATCTTTGCTTTCATAGAAATCATAGAATGCTTCTGCATCTATATTGTTTTGCCTTTCAACACAATAAACTTTAATTTCAATTTTATTTGGTTTTTTAAAGCGCCCCTTATTACTATATGTAATATTAGTATTATTTATATTTATATTAGTATTATCTGTAAAGATATTTTTACAAGGGTTGTTAATCAAAGTTATTGACCTAGATAAAATTTCTTTACTACCTTTTTTGTAGATTACTGTTCTGTTAATATAATTATTTTCTTCTAATAGTTTAAGCCAATTCTGTATTGACACTCTGCTTACCTCATATAAATCACTAAAGTATTTTGTTGATGCATTACATTTGCCATTCATATTAGTTAGTGCTGTTATTTCAGCATACAATAATTTAGCATTAGCAGTTAGTTTTTTATTATATCTTATTTCAGCAGGTATTATAGCATAGTAATTAGGTTTCTCTTTCATATTATTTTAACTGTAAAATGATAATTTTTCAGTACAAACTTAACATTTTCTAACTGATTAGAAAAATCCATATAAGAAGTTTTTATTACACAAATAGCTTGACCGCTTTTTATTTCTAATATTACTTCAGAATCTAGTGTTTCTACAACTCCATTGTTAAGCAAATAATGTTTCATAAAATCATTATCTAAAAACACATCTTTTGTACCACTAACATCTTTATAGGCTTTATAGATTTTATTAAAAGCATTTCTATAAACAATACAAGTAGCATAGTTTGATTTATGATATTTTTCATAATGATATATCAAGCTCCTATCCCTATCTAACACCTTAGCTATAATTGTTCTATGTATATCTTCTTCAGTTCTTGCAATAACACCCGCTATGGCACGTGCTACTTGCAAGGGTCTTTTCCTGCTTTTTAAAGCAAGAGCACCATCAGGCAACCCCATTACTCTTGTAGTGAGGTTGCATATTGATTTAAAGTTATATTCTTCTATCATTAGAAAGGATTGTTCAAATCAGGGTCAGTTAAATGGTCTGCCATATCTCCCTGAAATGTATGTCCTGAACCCACTATTTGTTTTTCCACCTTAGCTGTGAACCAATAGCCATCAATATTATGGTAGTATTTTCCGTTGTATTCTCTTGAATAAACATTACAAAGAACGGTAACTGACATTCCTTCCTCTAACTTACTTAGTGAGTTCAAGTTCTTTTCTCCAAAAGCACTAACACAAATTAGATTGTTAAAATCTTCACCTGTATCTATTACAATAGATTGTTTTTGCCAATCCTTTCCTGCTTTACTTGTACCTTCTTCTAGGTCAAGTATCTGTACTAATTTACCTGTTACTTCCATTTTTATTTATTTATTTAGTTATTACTCTTTTTAAAATCTGTTGGTACTTCTATTGAATTTAAGTCATCTATGATTCCTAAAACTCCATTAGATTCTTCTTCTTTTTTATCAGATAAAAGTTCGTCTAATGTGGTTTGTTGTTTCTTGGTTAAAGTATAAAATGGCAGTCTATCTTTAACTTTATTTCCCTGACCCTTGCCAATAGCAACTATCATAGCTTGTAACTGACCATCATCTAATTTGCTTTTAGTTAGTTTTTTAGGTTTATCTTGTGCTTTTGCATATTGTATTTCTTCAGCACTTGCAATAGAAGTATCTACTCCTATTCCTAGATTACCTAAAGCTCTACCCCAAGCTGATGTTTCGCAATTTTCTACAAAAGATGTCTTATTAATAAAAGAGCTTCCTTTCGTTTCATAAGCAATTCCTGAAGCAATAACTCTATCTTGCTCATTTGATATTGTTGCTTTAATTACACATCTATCATCTGTTAATTCTAAAAGTTCTGAAGTTAAAGACCAATCTTTAAAATACTCCCTGAAGTGCCTGATTCTTTCTTTTACTTCTACATACTGTTTTCCGTGAATGTTAATTGTTTTCATTTTGATACTCATAATATATTCTACCTATATTAGTGGCTAGGATTTTTGCCTGTTAATAATTGTGTTAAAAATAACAAATTTATTTTAATAATCCCAATAGTCGTTTTTAGATTTAGGATGTGTTGTCATTCCCCCTTCTTTTAAATTCCATTCTGTTTTATCTATCATCTCTTTGCATCCTCCACAAGTAATTGCTGACCACGAAAAGTGATATACTCTATTTAATCTATCGCACTTTGGACAATATATTGCTTTTCCATCATACTTACTTGCTCTTGTGTATCTATTTACTTTTGGCATTATTTTAAATTTATTATTATTGGTTGAAGACTATTCTTCATATACAAATCTAAATAGCGTTTCTTTACTTTAGCTTTCCATTCATCTTTTATTTGCCAACCTTGTTCATCTGACATTTTACAGAATAGATTGTAAAGTTGTAGCTTAGTCCCAACTACTCTAACATCACGCCCAACTGATTTGTAGTCTGCAATATTAGAACCCTTATCATAACAAAATACTGAGCTTTCAATTAGCATTGGTTTAAGCCACCAATCTTCAGCTATGATTATTTTATTGTCTAAAGGTTTTTTTGTAAAGAAGGATATTAGCGGCTTGTTATAATCGTAATTATCTTCTTTCCATTCTTGATATTCAGCATCTTTTATATCCATGTCAGTATTATTTTAGTTATTAAAATAACTGAAAGTACTGCTATTGAAGAAATAATATAAACATCTATTGCTTTGTCTAAATTAGATTTTACTTTACTAATAGCGTATTCTCTAATGTCGTTTAATTTAAAGAACCTAGATACTTCACTTGAGTTTAGTAGTTGTTCTTTTCTTGTTGTCCGATTAATTACTTTAAATTGTGTCATTTTCATATACCTATATTAGTTGCAAAGGGTTTTATGCTATAAAAAAGGGTAGATAATTTAATATCTACCCATATTGTTTTACTTTTTATCTAAAAAGTTTTTCCATTTCTTTGTTAAACTCTTTTAATTCTTTTTCTGAAAACGCTTCGTCTGAAACTTCTGACCATTCCTCTATACTTCCGTCAGTAGTAATAGGCCTATACAATATAGTATTCTCATCTTTTTTGTATTCAGAACCATATTTTTCTGATTTCATTATAGACCCTTCGCTTTCTAATTTGATTAACTTTTTCATTTTTCTTATATGTATTGATTAATTATGGTACAAACATATAACAATTATTTGAATTAACAACTATATTAACATAAATATTTACAAAGTTATTAACAATTAGTATGTTAAGTAATAACGGTTCTCTAAGCGTTTCAAAGTGCTTTGTAAGGTATTACCCTTCAGAAGTTGTAAAAGTGCCTTAGAGGGCTAAGGGGGGTGTTAAATAACAAGTAATAGAACTACTAATATAACAAACATATACAAAATGAAGATTTTAGTAGTATTGCTTAATTTCATAAAGGCATTGGTTCTATAATAGGCATACGACCACCGTCTAAAACTACGGCACATCCTAATACAGGTTTAGCAGTATGAAACTTAGCGTACCCATAAGCGAAAGATTTATAGTCAATTCCGCAAGGACTTTGTAATTGCCATTTGAGGTCAGTTAAAGAAGCCGTGAAATTCACAAAAGATTCCGTATGTATATGACCCTGTACCATAGAAGAACCCCAATTTTGACTTCTTTTTATGATTCCTTTACCACTACAACCTGTACCGTGAGTATATAATACGTTATCGTGTACAAATTGTTCTTCAAATACCCAATCAGGACAACCAAGAACTTCATTAAGATTTCTAACGAATCTCTTATCTATTCCTGCTTCTTCTGATTTTCTAGCTATAATTAAATCGTGGTTACCTAGTGTTATAGTTGCATTAGGGAAGGCTTCATACCAACCCTTAACTTGCTCGATTGCAGCATCTAGCTCATATTTAGCTCCTTGTGATTCTGTACTCGTAGAATGGAAACTTGAAAAATGAGAATCCAAAATATCACCTGTAAAGCTGACTTCTGAGCAATTATACTTGTTATAAATGGAAATGCAGAACTGAAGGTAATTTTTATGCGTGTAGGGTAAATGAACATCACCCACGATTAAACGATTAACTTTCTTGCTCCGTAAATCCTTTATAACTTGTATTTCGTTTGGCTTTAGCCTAAATCTATTTGTTTGACTTTCCAAAATCTGCTAAAGATTGTCCACCAAGCATTGCGATTAAGCTCCACCATATTTGGCTTACGCTAGTTTCATCAACCCCTAAAGCTAAAGCAATCATAGGAACTACAATAGATGAGATTCCTAGCCATACCTTCTTTGAAGAAAGTAGTTTTGTCAAAATGTAATTTTTCATTTTTATTTATTTTTAATTATTAAATTGATTTTCTCTCCGCCTAAATTAATTATTTCTTTCATTAACAAGTCCATAGCCAATCTTGAGTTACTAACAAAGTCTTGTTTACGCCCTACGCCTACTAGAATGCAGCCGCTTGTATCTTGTACTGAGTTGCCTATATGGAATAAGATATAATCTCTATTAGGAACGTCTTTTACGAGCAAATGCAGATAGTCTCTTGTTGCTGATTCTTTAGCAGTTCTTAATCTTACACTATATTGCCCTTCAGGAATGCAAGATATATTTCGTACATTATTTAACTCAGGATTTTCTAAAGTATCGCACATAAATTCATCATTTAAAAACAGCTCACCAATAGTTGAATTGTCTGTAAATGTATCTCTTAGAAGTAAAAGATTAATTTTAGAATCCAAGTGTTTAGGAATGTATTGTGTATATTTTAACCCCATTAACTTCAGCAACAAATCTTTTATCCACTTTAACATCTTCTTGTTTTTTGTACTTAGGGTTTTTGCTGTTCAGCTTTTTCTTCTTCACTTCTTTGTTTTTTATGATACCACCACTTGTCTACCGTATATACTATTGATACAACTAACAATAATATTTTCAATACTACCTCTAAATTAGTGAAGGTTGTTATGCTTAGTATTATGCTGTTGAATCCTATCACCTCTCCTATTTCCTTTGTTATTTGTTTTATTGGCATCTTTTAAATATGTTTTTAATTTAGTTATATTAACTTTCTTTATTTTATAGTGTTTCTTCATTAATCACCTGCATTTAAGAAGTTCCTTAATGTTAGTCTTGTACCCTGACCGTTAGGCTTTTCTAGGTTCATCCCGTTATAATAGTTTTCAGTTGAAGCATTAACGTCCGCACCCGTGTTAGTTGAGTATTCAGGAAAACTAGTTAGATTGTTTCTTACATAGTCTATAAGTCTTTCACGGTAATATGAAGAAGTATTTAAAATTTCTTCACGAAAATGTTGTGCTTCAGATTCGCTTAAAGCCGTTCCTGTTTCAGAAGTCTTGGAATAGATATTGCCATTCTCCACACGAAAACGAAGGTAGGGTATCGCGTGATATAGCGAATACGCAGGGAGCATATCTCCAATGTAATCATCTACTAAAGTCTTATAAGCTCCTGTTAAAGTACCTGCTATAATTTCATCTTTAAGTTTCTGAGTAAGGTCTGTACCAAGTGCTGTTTCCACATATAGCTTTTGCGCTTCACGTACAAACGGAAGTAATAAGTCCATATCTACATTTAAGTTGATTGCTGTGCTATCTTTTAGTTTAGCTTCTGATATAAATAATACGTATGCCATATCTTATCTAGGGTTTAAAAATCCGTTATTCTTCATTCTTTTTGGTGGTTTTGCTACTAGCTTATCATTTCTTTTAGCTGTAAATCCTTCTGAAATAGCTTTTGTATAAGATATTAATTCTTTAGATGATATATTGTCTTTGTAATAAACTGCATCATCATCTTCAGCAGGTGATTTATAAATTTGACGCAACCAATAATGATGACAATTTCCACCACCTTTGTAAAGCCATATAGAATAGGTAGCAGCACCTTTAGGTCCCCACCCCCTATTTACAGGTTTAGAACCCATATTAATAATATCTTTTTTACGATATACTTTTCTAGCTGAAGTCATTAACTTACAAAATTCTCTAGTTTTTCCTTCTTGACTTAAAAAGTTATCCTTAGCATAAACATATCTTACTTTATAAAAATCAGTACCACTTTTATTCAATCCATCTTGTTTATCTCTAGCGTTTGGATTTGCCCTACCTGTTGAAGCTAATTCTATTTTGTCATTAGCTACTTCATTTAAAGTTTCTTCAAAATCAAAGTCTTGATGTTCACCATCTACTATTTCTTCATCTATCATTTCCCAATCTTCAGGTATATCTTCACCAAATTCTTCAATAAAACTTTCTAGCTCTATAAATTTATCAGTTGATAAATCTTCTCTTACTTCTACATCTACATCTAAAGGAGCATATCCCATTTCCTCACGTATTTCGTTAGGTGTTAAAACTGCTGCTAAGTCTTGGTTTGTAAACTTAGTAGTTATAGGTTTAAGCTGAACAAATTGTACAGGCATATCCATATTATTTACTTTGAAGATTTTTCTAAGTACTTTAATCAAATGGATTTGGTAGGGCTTAATTACTGTATTCAAGTAAAAATTTGCAGCGGCGTTTAGCTCGTCTGCATTTGAGCTGAAGCCATTAGCACTATCTAAGCCCATTAATGTTTTACTCGTAATTCTGTGTCCGCTTAAAATGTTAGAAGTGAGCAGTTCTTGGAGTGCTAAGTACTGTTTGTCCAAATCTGAAGGAGTTATTGCTGTTATTTCAGGTGTTCTAGTTTTATCATCTGAAAATGTGAGTACAAATTTGCCACTATTGGTTTCTGAGCAAAACTTATCTGTAAGACTTCTTTCTATTTGGTTTCTTTCCTCCTGAGATGGAATTCCATTAGCGAAGGATATCATAAACGACCCCGAAAATCCTGAACTGATATTATTAAGATGGAACTCTGACACCCTAGAGTCTATCAAAGCCCAATTATTACAAGCTATATAATCAGGTGTATAATAAGAATTCATATTAGGACTATAAAGCCCTGAATAAAGTATTTGATTTGGTGAAGTTCTATCATTAACATTAAATGCAGGTACAAAATAAGGTTTGTTCTGTCTAGTGTTTGACCAATCTGATGAAATATAGTAGCCATTAGTCTTTCCAAATTCATCAGGTCTAGCACATCTAATTTTCTCCACACCAACGTGGTAGACTTCCGCAATTTGCGTCCTGTCTTTGCTCCAAACAATGTTCAAGGCAAAACTTCCCTGAAGTTTAAAGTCAAATGCTACCTTTTTTAATACCTCGTGTAGAGTTTCATTTGAGTTTGCTCTATCTAAAAAATGCTGTAGCTTAACTCTAGCTTCTAAATCCCTATCTTCTGCATCTTCTATAATTAAATCTTCTGCACTTATCATCTCTGAAGTGGCATTCACAATAGCAGCTGTAATTGAACTTGAGTAGTAAAGGTCAATAAGAAACTGTGGATAGAGATTGCGCCATTCTTCCGTTCCGTATTCAATCCAATCCCTACCCCTTACTTCTGTAACTGTTGGGCTAGTTGATGTTTCTAAATTTATGTTAATCATTGTATCTTTCATAATTTATTTTTTAAGGTACATCTGTTACAATATCTCCTGAAGCCATATTAGTCATTGTTCCGTCATTTCCAACTGAACTATAATCTTCAATAGTTGGATAAACTGATGTTCCTGCTATATCTCCATTTCTCCACCAACCTTGTAAATCAGTAGCTCCTGTTAAGTCAGTTGGTGTTCCACTATTATACATATCAACTGCAGTTGTAGCGTCAAGAACACTATCAAATATTGATACTTCATCTATGCCACATGCTGTAAACCAAGTCAGTCTATCTGCTCCAAATTCTAAAGGGGCAACAGTATTTGTTACTCCTGTCCAACTTCCTACAGTTACAAAAGTTGCATTTCCTAAAGCGACACTATATTTAGTTCCATCAATATATCCTATTATGCTAGTAGAATTTGCTAATCCATCAAAAGTAAACATAACGTGATGCCAATTACCATCAGAAATATTTATATGTGCAGCTAATTTCAATACATTACCTAAAGAATTACCACCATAAAATATCATAGACGCATAGCCCGTAGTCTTAGCAGCTCCTAAATTCCATTCAATGTTTGGTGTAGTTCGTTTGCTTACAAATATCTTATTTACAATAGAAAGTTTAACCCAACAAGATATTGTCCACCCTGTGAGTGATGTAGGAGTGTAAGATGCGTGGTCAGGAATAGTTACATAATCATTCACCCCATCAAAATCTAATGAGTATAGATTTTCAAATCCTGCTGCACTTGGAGTATTAGAACCCCCTAACATTTGTCCTAGTTTTAGAATTTTCATTTATAAAGGTTGCTCATAGTAACATAAAGCCAAACCACTCGTAAGCTGAATTTGTGTAAATTGAAGAAATAGGGTCGTACCCGCAACCATTGTAGTTTGAAGGTTGCCTACTCCACTACCACCACCTTCAATAACATTTGATGCTGCTATTGTAGCGATTACGCTTTCTACAGGAAAGTGAATACAATAATACTCTTTGCTTGTCATATTTGATGTAGTTATTACATCACATCTGTTTTTCCCTAATTGCTCTGTTAAAAGCTGTTGTACATTTTCTATTGCCATAATTTTAAAGTTTTATTTTTTATATTTTATATTTTATTGTCCGTACCATATATAATTAGTTCCTGAAGCAGGAGAATTTTGTGTGTATTGCACTTGTTCACTACCTGATAATTCAGATAGATTAAGTTTTCCTATTGCTACTAGACCCTGTACAATTCCTTTAGTAGAAGCAGGTGGACTTAATACATCATCTTCTGTTGCAGGTGCGTTACCTAAACTAACATCAACTGTACCTGACCAACTAACCTCATAGGCTTCATATTTGTAATATCCTGCGGGTACTAACTTAGTAGCCCCTGTATAAATATCAGGAGTTACATTATAACTAAATACAAGAGAGGTGTATCTATCATAAATAGTTTCTGTTCCATAAGCATAAAATACAGCACCATCTAAGTCATTTGTAAACTTCATTAAATGTCTTATCTGAGTAGAAGCAACAGAAGTATCAATCCGATTTGCTTCTGTATTTATATAAGCTGTAAAGTGTGTTTCTCTTGTTGCTTGTATCATAATGTATCTAGTATGTTATATAATAGAAAAAGGTCGTATTTATTTGTATTAGCAAAGAAAAAGGTGGCATTACGCCACCCTAATCAAGAATATATGAAAACTACTAATTAAATTATGAAGTCGTTATTGACACCCCTGTAAATGCTGCATTGTCAAACGGGTTAGTCGTGTAGTCCGCAACCATTGGGAATGGTATTGGTTCTAATCCGTCAAAAGTAAGAGTGTAACCTCCCCTATCTCCCCAAGCAGCCCCGCTATCCATAGTACCTGCATTAAGCTCCATTCCGTTAGTTACACCTAAACCTACAATCACATTATGTCCGTTAGTTAAAGTTGCATTTAATTCTGCAAAGATAACTAGTTTCGTTTGCGATAATAATTTGATTTGATTTTGGTCTTCTTTGGTTAGTCTGTTTAATACTAAGTTTACTGTTGGAGTCATAAAAATAGTTCCATTTTCACGGCTACCTGTAATACTTTCTGAAATACTTGCAACTCCAAGAGGTGTAGTATATCTATAAAGACCACCTGCATCCATTTCTATGTCACTAATTTCTCCTGATGCTTGTACTATTCCTACTGTTTGTATTGGTGCAGTAAATTGGTCATAGACACCAAAATATATATTTTTAATTCCACCGCTGACACGATTACAGTCTAAGCCACGCCCCTTCGTTAATGTTGTACACGCCATTGTTTATTTTTTAAAAGTTAAAAAGTAGGGAGCTTTTACACTCCCTTCTTTGTGTTATTATGATAATCTTGTAATATTTGCTCCTACTCCTGTTTGAACTCCTGCTGAGTATTTACAAACTAATCTCATATTATCTGAGCCATCCAAAGAAGCCATATCTAGTAAAGCTATTCTAGTAGCGTCTGAAAGCAGGTCAGTCCCGAAGAACATATTTGATTTCTGAGCTATTACCAATTGATTGTCTACCATTCCCGGACATACTGCTATTTTATATCCTTCAAATACAGGCTCGTAAGAACCATTCATATTGTAAGCATTCACATATCCTAAAGTAGATATTGCTGAAATATAGAAGCTGTAATTTTTATTATTCATATAGATATATAAATCGTCTTTGTCTAACACTCCCGGTGAATTAGCTGCTACATCAGCAGTTGCAGTTTGTAAGTTAGCAATAATGTTTGTTTCATCAAAAGCTGCTGCCGTTCCTGCTGCTTGATTTACAGTTCCATCAACTCCCGGCAATAAGTATCCTACTACTGCACCACAAAAGCCTGTGAAATCTCCACCTGCTACAACTCCACTCCATATTGAGTTTTCAGTTGCATTTGCTATAATACTACCCATATAAGAGATAACATAGTCATCAAAAGATGCAGGTGGTGGTGCTCCTGCTCCTGCTCTCATCTGCATTGCTTCCCAAGAACTTAGTAAAGTTCCCTTGCATAAATCTAGGTTGATTTGTAGATTAGTAGTTGTTAAAACCTTTTCGGTTAAATCGAGTGTTCCTGCATCTGTAAAGTCGCACGTTGCTGCTGCAACAGGACTTACTGAGGCATCCATCACTTGGATGTTACTCTGTAGTTTAATGTTTTCAATTGAAGTCAAGAAGTCCAAAGACTTTGCTTCTTTTAAAGCGGCTGAGATGTAAAATCCCGCTGCTTTTCCTGCATAATTGCTTGTGACGTTAAATGCCATAGTTTTATTTTTTTAGTTATTGTATAAATTATATAAGTATTTCTCCTGCTGAGTCATTCTTCTAAAGTCTTGCTTAGTAGGAGCTGCTCTTTCTGAGCTAAATTTGTTTGTATTAATAGGTGCTTCAGCAGGTTGTTCCGCCAATTCAGCCTTAAGTTTTTCGTTTTCTGCTTTTAATTCTTCTATTGAAAATTCTACAACCTCTGTAGTTTTAATTGACTTAGGATTTGTAGAAGGCTCTGTTACTTCTTCAGTTTCTTCTGTTAATTCTTCATCACCGCCTTCTTTATCTTCTTTTAATTTAGCTACTGCAATTTCAAGATTTTCAATTCTCTTTTCCATTCCTTGCCAATCAGCTACATCTGCTTCTTCAGCTGCTTCAACTTCTTCTACTTCTTCAGTAGTATCTTCTTCTTCTGTTTCTGATTCTAAAACCTCAGCAACTATTCCTTCATCTTCAACTCTGAAACTTACGCCTGTATCTAATTTATAAGTTCCTGCGGGTACAGGGATTGTCGTGCCATCTTCTGTTAAAACTGAGATGTCCACACCTGCTTCTAATTCTTCAGCAGTTGAAACAAAGATTGTACCATCATCCGATTTCGCTTGGAAACCGAGCTTAGTTTCTTCTTCATTAATTCCTAAAGCAACTAATATTTTTTCTTTTAAATCCATAGTAATTTTTATTTATAGTAAGTTTGTGTTATATAATAGAATAAATGTTTATTTGTTTGATTTTCTGATAATTTCGTTAAGTGCCTTAAGTATTTCTTCACTTGTTGGTTCTTGTTCTTGCATTTGCTGAAACTTTGAAGTGAAATATCCTTCAATTGAAAGCCCTTTTAATTCACCGTCCTTAATCTTTTTCCAAAGGTCATCATTTTCTATTTTCATCTTCACCATCCAAGTCCCTTTTTTTAATTCAAATCCATAAAGCCTAGACTTGTCAATTTTAGGGTCTTCAATTATCCAACTTTCTACAGTCAATACTCCTGATACTCTATCTTGATGTTCTAAGGTTGCTTTGTGATGATTGTTATTTCTTAAGAAACTATAAGCACAATTCTTAACTGTCGCTTTTGAAAAGTAAACATAGTAGTCAGAATCAGTATCAGCATCATAACGATAGATATTTTTATCGGGGATGAGGGCGGGTGAAATTAATTCCCGTTTGTCTTCATCTACTTTAGCTAAAGTCAAATTGTTTTTAGCTTTAGACATGTAAACCATATTTTCTTCAATAGCAGGAGCTGATACAAGACTAATACAGTCTATGGCCAACGCTTCTTCAGAAGGGTCGATAATTAATTCAACTATCTTAGTTTCCTTCATTTCTGAATAAGAAGCATTTGCATCTTCACATTCTTGTAGAGTGTCGTATTGACATTCTCCTGTTTCACCCCACTTGTATCCTTCTTCACATTTTTTACACGGCATATTATATAATAGATTAAGTTAGTTTTTATTTGTTTTTCATTTTTTTTATATTGTAGCTCTACGTCTTATAATAGCTAGTTTGTTTTGATTGTTAGTCATATCATCTGTAACTACATAAGCCTGTACAGGTTCAGGTGCTACCCCACCACTTAAAGTAAATGCTCCTGACATCATTTCAGGTGCAGGAGTTCCACCTGTAGTACTAGGAGGGGGATTATTTACTCCGCCTGTAGGATTTGTAGACATAATAGTAGATAGTGCTGCTGCACCCATAACTCCTGTAGCAATAGCATTGGCAAGTCTTAAAGGATAAGGCAATAACTTATCAGCTATAGAAGTTGCCCCCATAGCTGCCATTATTCCTTGCTGCGTATTATATATAACTTGTGCTGCTGCCACTCCTTTAGATAAGGCGACATTTTCTCCTGCCATAGCTGCTGCTGCACCAAATGTTTTATCTATTGTAGCTTTCTTAAAATCTTGCTCGGCTTTTAATATTGTCATTTTCTCAGTAGCTACTCTTTTTGCTTCAGCAATTTCTTCATCTGCTGCTTTTTTATCTGCTGCTTTTTTATCTTTTGCAGCTTTTTCTTTAGCATCAGCTATTTCTTTAAGTGCTTTTGCTTCAGCATCAGCTATTTCTTTTTGTTTTGCTTTTTGTTTTGCTGCTATTTCGTTATTTAAAGTTTCTACTTCAAGCATTAATCTTTTTTGTGTCATAGTAGATTGAGTAGTAAGATTAATTAGCTCAACCTCTAAAGCAGCTAATTCTTCTTCATCTTCTATCATAGTTTTATTTAACGTTAGTTCTTCTCTTTTAGCAGCTACTTTCTTCTTCTGCATTTCTATTATGTTAGCAGTCATTTCTAGTTCTTTCTTCATAACCTCATTAATAGCTTCTAGTCTTTCTTCCTGAGTTTTACTTTCGTCCATAGCTAATAGTCGAGCCTTTGCAACATCTTGCCTAGTCTGTGCTTGAACTTTTGTAAATTCCATTTCTTCCCGTCTTATATCTTGCATTACTCCTTTCAATCTCATAGCAGCATTCACATCTTCATTCATTTCTTTTGCTATATTCTTTAACCCCTCAGCGAACTTTTTTTGTTGTTCTACGTCCATACCTGTAGTCACTTGTACTAAGGCTTGACCATATTCTTTAGCTCCTTCTGTTACACCATCCCAATCCATACTTAAAGCAGACTTAATAACTTTCCCTAGTGCTTTGAATTGGTCTATAACTCCTGTTACCCTATTCATTAGGTTTTTCTTTAGCGCTTCCCATAAATCTTTGATAGCTTGTTGAGGGTCTGAAAAAGCCCCTACTATTACTTCGCCTACTTTAGCAAATAGGTCAGAAATCTCACCAATGACTGCACCCATTCCTGCCATAGCTCTCTCTAGCATTTCAGCACCCTTCTGTGTATTTTTAAAGTAAGAGAATAAAGATACTACTGCAATTAATAAAGCACCAATCCCTGTGCTTATAATTCCTGCTTTAATAGTACCGAACATAGCTTTAGCAGTTGGTATTATTTTCCCAAAGGCTGCCTTAACTCCATTTAAAGAAACGCCCATAACTTGAAATTCACCTGCTGCACTTGATGCATCTTTAGATACTTCACCTATATTTGATTTAACTTCTGCTTCTATTATTATTTTCTCTGCCATAACTTATATTTTTATTTCGTAAAGATGAAGTGTAGCACTCCAACTTATATTCATATCTGCTGCACCTGTTACTGATAGGTGCATATCATTTGTACTTGAAAAATCTATAGCTGTTGTCCACCCTGCTACTGTTCCAAAACTACCTAAAGTTGCAACTGATTCTTGTGAGTCTTTAAGATAAATAATCCCTGTTGCTCTTAATAATATTCTATCATTTGCTGCACCACTACCTGCACTACCACCTGTCCTTACTCCAATTACATTAGCTTCAAAGCCTTGAAAAGAACTTGTAGAACTTCTAGCTATTATTGTATTTGTACTGCTACTGTTTACTTTTAAATTAGTTTGAGTAGCATCTGTTGTAGTACCTGATAAAGACATTGTAGAGCTTTGTCCATATCCTACACCTGTTCCTTCAAATGCACCACCACCAATTACTATTTCACCATCCCTTTGTGCTATCCCATAGTTACCTAAGACTGTTGTATTGTTTATACCGTTTGCTACTTCATTATTACTTCCTATTACTATATTGTTCCTTGACCTTCCTTTTACAGTATTATTTTCACCCATTATTAAGGTGTTATTAGTTCCTGTTTCTGTAGTATTGTTTGAACCTTTAATAGTGTTATTGATATTACTAAAATTCTTATTCAAATTAGTATTATATCTAAACGTACTACAAGTACCTGAAGCTCTGTTGTATGTATATCCGTATGCTTCACATTCTTTTTGATTTGGTTGCATTTCATTAGTTCCATCAGTAAAAAATACTTGACCTGTTGCTGAAACTCGTGCAGGTTTTACTGAAAATCCTTTTTTATAGTCCATTATGGTATAAGTATAAATTCAACTGTTGCTAAGTCATTAGGTTTGTAGTCTATTTTGTTTACTCTGAACACTCTATTTTTGATAAACACCTTATCATTAAACTTGAATGTGTTTATGTCAGCAGGACTTAGGTTTACTTTTAAAGTCATAATTCTAGTATCTGCATTATATAGTTCATCATAATAAGGCTCCCAATATATACTGTATAAATTATTTACAGTAGCATCACCAATAGGTTGTATTAATTGACATTCTCCAAAATGAAAATCTCTAGTATCAGCATCAACAGGTGGTGTACTTACAATAGTAGGTATATCTGTTAAATGACTAAATTGTAAAAAGTCCTCTTGATTTTCACTAGACAATCCATTCTGTTCAGGAATGTAATAAGTAATTCCTGTATCTTTAATTCCGTTGTTATACATTATTCTAGGACTATTCTCAAAGCCTTCAGTAGAACCATCATCATTCATAGAATAAATTGAAGGTATAATAAAATTAGGAAATAAAGCGTCTAAAGGCTTTGGTATTGTAGCTGCAAATGGTTCTGCAATTATTTCATCTTCACCTTCTAATATAGTAAACCCTGAAGCATCATAATTTTTACTTCCGTATAAGAACCCACCTACTGAATTTTTATAAACATTAAAAGCATAGTCATCATCATCTTCAACAAACTTAAATACTGTCTTTTTGTTTAAGTCTGTAAGTGGTGTAAGCTCCATTTCTGATACATCAACTTTGTCAGTCCAATCGTGCTGAATACTTCTTGAAGCTAAATTAGTTCCTGCTGTATTTGTTATAAATACATCTGAGTAAGGTTCTATCAAGATGTTATTAGGATTGTCAGGGTCAGGCATAGTAACTAAGTTAAACATTGTCATTAATCCTTTTAAAAAATCCCATTGTCCTAGCTCACCTCTAAGGTTTTGTAAAAGTGTATTAGTTGTTGCAAGACCACTACCTATTGAAGCAATAACAGTAGATACAGGAGCAAAAATACTCGTTTGTCTATATGATTCATTGGCAGGAGCAGCAGATGTTGAATAAAATCTTGCTTGTAAAGTATCTCCTGCTTGTAACAGTACTGAAAAATTACCTATAAAAGTAGGATAGTCTGCTATAATGCTAAAAGCAGGGTCAAAAGTATTTAATATTGTTCCGCCACTATTTTTATGTACCCATTCAAAATAAAGACCTTTATCATATCCGGGACCACTCCACCTAAAACTAAGTTCATAATCAATATTGTATTGCGTATTATTTAATGCAGCTTCAAATCTATAATTTGTGGTATCCCATCCTAAATCAGCAGAAAAATTATATAAACTATTCACATATAAATGAAAATTCTTCCAAGAAGTATCTGAATATACTTGGGGGTCACTATCAGGGGCAAGTGTATTATAAGTCGCAGAAGTAGGTTCTGTACTGCTATCGTTAGAACCCCAATTAAAGTCCATATATAACTTGCCAAAGTCAGTAGTATTAAAGAAATCTGAAGTAAAAGTAAAAGGAGTGTCTTGAAATATTCTATCTATTATGTATTTGATATTAATAAAAGGTCTAAACGCTTGTTCTAAAGTAAGCAGTTCAGGGTTGTTTGGTGTTGGTCCTGAAGATGTATTTGTGTTTGTAGTTATAGGTATATTTCCTGTCCAATCTACAAAAGGGTATTTTACTGTATTATACGCATCTCTAAATCCTGAAGTGCCTGAATTTGTATAAGTTATTCCTGTACCTGCGTCATTCCAACTATATTTAATTTGTGTCTTATTATATTCGTGTGCTAATTCTGTAAAATATAAATCTCTAAATGTCTTGTCTTTTAAAGTATCTGCTAAAGCTATTACTTCTGAATACAAATTGACATCATAACTTATTTCATCTTCTTTGTCTTTAATATCTATAAGTCTTAAATAGCCATCAAAGAGAATATATCCATCTTGTTTTAATACGCACTTAGTCTTAACATAAGGGTTGAAATTAAAACCTGTATCAGTTCTAGTTACTTCAAATATACTATCAAATATTTTATTGTTTCTTTTAGTAGCAGGTAAATTAAAGTCTTTAGAATATGACTGTACTTTTTCAGCTACATTTTTAAATTCATCAACACTTAAGGTTAAAGGTATATCTTCTTCTTGGTATAAGTCGCAAATAACTTGTCCGTCTTGCAATTCAGTAAATACTCCTGAAGGGGTTTGACTACTTTCTGTTATTGATATATCAGCTATAGTTAAAAGTGCAGCAGTACCTTCATAGTCTATTAGAAAAATATCATTAGGAGAATTTGCTGTAAAAGTTGCAGTTATTTGTGAAACATTAGAACTAAATAAAAAGTTAGATTGTAATACTGTTCCTGTCCATATTTCTAAAGCTACTATTCCTGAAGCAGCAGGAGTAAGATTAATAGTTATATCATAACTAAGTCCAACAGTTAAAGATGACATCTTCTGATAAACGCCTGTATGTCCATTAGTACCACCATTGTAAAATAATACTAAATTTGTTCCAACTGCTATTGGTGGAGCTACTCCACCCCACGGGCTACCTGATGTACTATATCTATACCAAGTATTAACTATTGAAGGCGGTGAATTTATAATAGCATCTTCTGAAGGATAGCCTGCTGTAGTGGTATAATAAGTTGTAGAGCTTAATCCTATAAAGTCAATACCATTAACTATGTATTCATTAAATACAGGCAAAGATATACTATTAAAGCCCTGATAGTTTTGTGGATATAATATTAGTTGTGTACTCATTATACAGATTGTGTTCTTTTCATTTTACTTTTTTCTACTTCAAAAGTATATTGCATTAACTTGTCATTTGCTATTGTCTTTCTAGTGTAGCTTGAAGTTGTAAGTCTTACAGGTTCTACATAAGTATTTAAAGCTGAAAATCCACCATCAGCTTGAAATCCGTTTAATACATATACTTCAGGACTATTAATAAGTTCTTCAAACCATACTCCTGTTGCTTCATCTACAAAGTCAGTATTCATCTTTATTTTTTCAGTTGAATTTACTCTAAAGTTTTTCTCACCACCTTTATATCCATTAATTCTAAATGTATCACTATTCCAAGTTCCACTCTGCTGAGTATAAGTTGCTTTATTAGTTGTAAGTGATTTAACTGACTTCATATTAAAAGTATAGTAATCCCAAGCACCCCATTGATTTAACCAAGTAAGTCTTATACCTTCAAATCCTTTTTGATTACTACTATTTGCAGGACAGATAATATTGATGGTATAAAACTCACTTATTCTACCACCGTGTCCAACTGTACTATCAAATGCAGCTACTGTATAATACGCTACATTTGCTTTGTGTGTATCCCATACTGTACTCCAATTATCTAAGTTGGCAGGAAAAGCACCTAAGTAAAGTAACTGATTGCTAGTATCTGATGTAATAGGCAAAGCACCACCATTAGCAGTATTTTGTATAACAGTTTCACTTCCTAACGTAGAACCTGCACTATCTTTGAATGTAAATATAACATCAACAATATCTAAACTTGTTAAATTAAAGAAAGGCAAAGTACCGTAATCAGTTAGTTGTGCGTATTGTGTAGTAGGTGCATTAGTAAGAAACGACTTAGTAGTTCCTGTAAAGTAGAAGTTAGTTATATCATATCCATAGTCATTATTAAATACATTAAGTGTATCATCATATTGTATTACTCCATTAAAGAACCTAACCCCCTCACTATCTCTAATGTCTGCACCTAATACAGGTTGGAGTGTAGTAACATCTATATAATCTACTGAGAATCGAATAGCAAAATATCTAAGTCCATTTTCACTTCTTGCATACTTATCAATTAAGTGGATAGCATTAGCATTATTGCCTGAGAATTGTGTACCTTTATATTCACTACCATTTGAACCATCTGTCCAACCTAAATAATCAGGACTTACATAGCTTTCTAATATTGGTCTTAAATCAAAAATACCTACTCCTTTATTATTTGGTGTAGTTTTTAAAGTAGCTATTAAATCAGTTGAAGTTGATAAGACTATAGGTGTATTACTTATATGTATTTCAGCTACAAATTTTACTTGTAATTGATTTGCTACTATAGTATTGTTAGATACTGAAAACATTACTTGCTGTCCTACAGGTAATATATCATATAAAGGTTCTTGTTCTATTATTGTTGCCATTAGTTTACTGTTGTTTGATTTAAAGTATCTATTATATCTTGTTTAACATTACCTAGTAATTCACTTCCGAATTGTTTAAGTCCTAACATCAAAGGCTTTTGAAAGAAACTTATTCCTTGTATTCCTTTACGCCCTATGCTTCTAGCAATTAAGAATGTTATAGTCTTTCTTTTCATAAACCTACCACTTGCATCTCTAGGGGCTATACCTTTCTTTATTACCCACTTATCTAAAGCACTACTAGGAGGTTGTGAATGTCCTTTAGACTTCTTGTAACTGTAAGGGCTTTTTATAACTTTGTTCTTATAGTTTTTAAAGGTTCTTTTCTTTTGCGTTCCTGAAACTCCTTTATCTACAAAAGCTCCATAACTTGACATATAGAATTGTACTGTAAAGCCATCTGCATCAGTTATTACTTCAAACTTAATTGAATCTTCTAGCTTACCACCCTTTCCTGCCCTTTGCAAGTTGCCCTTAGCTCTATTGACTACTTGTTTACCAAAAGAGTTTAAATACCTTTCTATATTAGCCGTGTCCATTATGCTACTGAAGCCGCAAATATTTCTACTTGAGGGTCATAAGATACACCTACAGGCTGTACTTGTATTGACGCTAGGTTTTCAAGAGTACCAAATGAAGGGCTTGTATCTTCTTCAGCTAGTGCTACTGCTTCACCCTGTGCTAGGATATGTGAAGTGCCGGGAGTAAGTAAGACTGTGTAGTTTGAAGCAGTTGTTACGATTGCTAATTCTATCCACCCATTATCATCTAAGTTAGTTATTCTTACATACTTACATCTGTCTACATCTATTGCTCCTGCTGAAGTATAAGGTTGTGCAGCAAATGTAGCTATTGTAGTTGTTTGTGAATTAACACAAGTTACTACTCTTTCAAATGTATCTGCTATTCCTGTTACTGTTAAAGTGTTTGATGAACCTCTTAACGCTCCATTGATGTTTACGCTTTCGGTTACTGTTACTGTTAAATCTGCCATTGTTTATATATTTATTGTTATTTTAAAAAATCCTATTTCTATTTTATACTTACCTATTTTAAATTTTATCATTCTCCTGAACCACCTGCTGTTACAGGTATTATACAAGCATTAAAGTCATTAGCTACTACAACACTTAAAGAGAACACCCACCCCGTAAGTAAGTTGTCAAATCTTTCGGTGAATGGTTCTAAAGTTTGTTGTCCTGTTGCAAAGTAAAGGGCTTTATTTATATCATCTTCATTTTGAGTTGATTGGTGTTCTGAATGTCTAAGCATTGAAATAATATCTACTGATATTTGTAGCGTTTCTGATAATACTTCTTGTTCATTACTTAGATTATCAGCTGATTGTATATTAGCTTCTGTCCAATTCTCCTTTTCACTTACCAAGTCCATAATAAAGATTTGGAAGTTATACGTCAAACCAAAATCTCCTGTAGTTACGTTTACAGGATTGATGTGCATTAAAGCGAACTTCTCCATCTTTTCCAAATTGATGTCAAATATGTCGCCTGTTGTTACTGTTGCTATCTGAAGATGTTGGCTACCTATATTCTTTAAGGTATTAATTACATTATTGTACGTCTTATTGTTTATCATTTATATTTACTTTTTTACTTTCGTTTAAATCTGTTTCATAACTTAACCAAGTTAGACATTCTAATAAGCTAAGTTCTGTTATTCTTTCTAAGTTTAC